GAGGTTGTGGATGTCCTACCTAGACAGGGAAGATGATGTCCTGCGCTACCAAGGTCTAGCGTTTAGTTGGATAGGCTTTGACGAGTTAACTCAATGGCCCACACCTTTTGCGTGGAACTATATGAGGTCACGTCTACGGTCCACTGCACCCGACTTGCCTGTGTATATGAGAGCTACTACTAACCCAGGAGGTAGAGGTCATCATTGGGTTAAAAAAATGTTTATTGACCCTGCTGCGTATGGAGTAGCTTTTGAAGCAACAGATATTGAAACAAGTGAAGTATTACGCTATCCTGCTGGACACGCAAAAGCTGGTAAATCTTTATTCAAACGTAGGTTTATACCTGCCCGTCTTTCCGATAATCCTTACCTAGCTGAACAGGGTGACTATGAAGCAATGCTTTTGTCACTACCTGAACAACAAAGAAGGCAGTTACTAGATGGTGATTGGGATATTAAAGAAGGTGCAGCCTTTACTGAGTTTGATAGAAAGGTACATGTAATTGAACCTTTTGATATACCTAATAATTGGGTAAAGTTTAGAGCTTGCGATTACGGGTATGGAAGTAAGTCTGGTGTAATTTGGTTTGCTGTATCACCTGATGAAAAATTAATTGTGTACAGAGAATTATATGTAGGTAAAGTTCTTGCAACAGACTTAGCTGACATGATACTAGAGCTAGAGATGGGTGACGGTAACATTAAGTATGGTGTACTAGATTCTAGTTTGTGGCATAAACGAGGGGATACTGGTCCTAGCCTAGCAGAGCAAATGATTATGAGAGGTTGTAGGTGGCGACCATCAGATAGATCAAAAGGATCGCGGGTATCTGGAAAGAATGAAGTTCACAGACGTTTACAAATAGATGAATTTACAGAAGAACCCAGACTAGTATTTTTTGAAAACTGTACAAATTTAATTGCACAGCTACCTGCACTACCTATTGATAAAAGAAATCCAGAAGATATAGATACTACATCAGAAGATCACTTGTACGATGCTTTACGGTATGGTATCATGTCAAGGCCAAGGTTTAGTATATTTGACTACGATCCTATGGGTCCACCTAAAAGAAGTATGAAAGTTGCAGACTCAACGTTTGGCTATTAAGGAAAAATAAATGGCAGAAGATAACGAAGGTTTTATTGAAGATGATTCTATTGTCTTAGAAGATAGTGATAACTCTGAAGTAGAAGACGTAAATACATCAAAAATTATTCCATTTATTATGGATAGATATAGTCGTGCAGAAGATCATAGACAACAAGATGAACAAAGGTGGCTACGTTCCTACAGAAACTATCGTGGTTTGTATGGACCTGATGTGCAGTTTACAGAGGCTGAAAAGTCAAGAGTATTTATTAAAGTAACTAAAACAAAAACACTTGCTGCTTATGGGCAGATTGTTGATGTATTATTTGCTAGTCAAAAGTTTCCGCTAACAGTAGACCCAACAGAATTACCTGACGGTGTAGTTGCAGATGTACACTTTGATCCTAAAGAACCAGAGCAACTAAAAGACTCTGGTATGGATGAAGAAATAAATCCGTATGGTTTTAAAGGTGACGGTAAAGAATTACCTAAAGGTGCTACAGCAGCAACATCAGCAGATAGCCTTGGCCCACTATCAGAAAAATTAAGTGATGTAAGTGGCCTACGTCAAGGTGTAGGTAAGACACCTACTGCAATTACATTTAGCCCTGCTATGGTAGCTGCTAAAACAATGCAAAAGAAAATACACGATCAACTAGAAGAATCTAGTGCAAGTAAACATTTACGCAGTACGGCTTTTGAGATGGCGTTATTTGGTACTGGTGTAATGAAAGGTCCGTTTGCTGTAGATAAAGAGTATCCTAATTGGGGAGAAGATGGTGAGTATAACCCTGTTATAAAAACAATACCACAAGTATCCCATGTATCTGTGTGGAATTTTTATCCTGATCCAGACGCAACTAATATGGATGAAGCTCAGTTTGTTATTGAAAGACACAAGATGTCACGTACACAGTTACGTGCATTAAAACGTAGACCATACTTTCGTCCTACTGTAATCGAAGAAGCTGTACAGTTAGGTGAGAATTACAATAAAGAATATTGGGAAGATGACCTAGCTGACTATGTACCTGACTATGGTGTAAATCGTTATGAAGTCCTAGAGTATTGGGGCATGTGCGATACAGAAATGTTAATAGAACAAGGTGTAGACATTCCTAAAGAATTATCTAATGTAGACGAACTACAAGCAAACATATGGATATGTAATGGTAAATTATTGCGTATGGTTCTTAATCCGTTTAAACCTGCTACTATACCTTACATGGCTGCACCATACGAATTAAACCCTTACTCATTCTTTGGAGTAGGTATTGCAGAGAATATGGATGACACACAAACTCTTATGAATGGTTTTATGAGAATGGCTGTTGACAATGCTGTATTATCTGGTAATCTTCTTATTGAGGTAGATGAAACTAACTTAGTTCCAGGCCAAGACTTATCAGTATACCCAGGCAAGGTATTCCGTAGACAAGGTGGAGCACCTGGACAAGCTATCTTTGGCACTAAATTTCCTAATGTGTCACAAGAAAACTTACAGTTATTTGATAAGGCAAGGGTATTAGCAGATGAGTCAACTGGATTTCCATCTTTCGCACATGGTCAAACGGGCGTATCTGGGGTGGGTCGTACTGCTTCTGGTATTAGTATGCTTATGGGTGCCGCACAAGGTAGTATAAAAAGCGTTATTAAAAATGTAGATGACTATTTACTTAGACCACTAGGTGAAGGTTTGTTTAGATTTAATATGCAGTTTGACTTTGATCCAAACATTAAAGGTGACTTAGAAGTTAAGGCTCGTGGTACAGAAAGTCTAATGGCTAATGAAGTACGTAGTCAAAGACTAATGCAGTTTATGCAAATTGCATCTAGCCCTGCACTTGCACCCTTTGCTAAGTTTCAATATGTTATTCGTGAGATTGCAAAGTCTCTTGATCTTGACCCAGATAAAGTAACTAACAATATGGATGAGGCTGCTTTACAGGCAGAACTTATGAAAGGTTTCCAACAACCAGCACCTGAAGGACAACCACCAGCAGGTGCAAACCCAGCAGACCCTACAGGCGCAGGTGGTGGCACTATAGGTACAGGACAAGTTCCAGTACCACAAGAACAAGGATTTAGTGGTAATGAAGGACAAGGAGCACCTCAACAAGCTCAAGGGGCTGGTCAGCAACCACCAGCAGTGGGACCAGTTCAGTAGTTATTTAAATACTATTATAGAACAGCAGCATCGTTCTATGGAACAAGCAGACAACACTATGACAATACATAGAGCACAAGGTGCAATATATCAGTTACGTAGATTACAGTTACTACGAGATGAGGTACTAAAAAATGGATAACATGCAACGTCAAATGGATATGTTTGAAGAAGGCGGCTTACGTGATGAAGGTGGTATGGTAGATGAAGAATCAGGTAACGAAGTTCCCATTGGTAGTACTCGTAAAGAAGTTAGAGATGATATACCTGCACAGGTAAGTGAAGGTGAGTTTGTATTTCCTGCTGATGTAGTTAGGTTCCTTGGCCTTGAAAAACTTATGGAGATGCGGCAAGCTGCTAAGATGGGCCTCAAGCAAATGGAAGCTATGGGTCAAATGGGTAATAGTGATGAAGCTACAATACCTGATGATATGCCATTTGGTATGGCTGATCTAGTTGTTATTGGTGGGCCAGATGAAGATGATGAACCACAGAAGAAAGCACAGGGTGGTTTAGCATTTGCAAGTGGTGGTATAAGTATGCCCGACTTTGATTTTAGTAATCAAGATGTTCGTATATATGTAAAAAAAGGTTCACCAGATAGACGTATACCTTTCTTTAATGGTGAGCCAGTTATACCTATTCCAGCAGGTTATGTACTAAAAGGTTCTGCACCTGTAGAAGAAGAAACAGAAACAGAAAAAGCTATACCTACAGGCGGCGATGACGATGATCGACCTCCAGTAAAACAATCAGAATTTCAAGAAGCTGGTGGTTGGGATATGGATTTTGGTAATCCACCTGATGCTTCTAAAGTTGACTTATGGATTAAAGAAGCAGAAAAAACTGTTGGGTATGGGCCTACAATTGCTACAGGTGTAGCTGCTGCGTTTGGTGGACCTTTAGCTGCTTTTGTGCATCTTGGTAATAAAATGAATGCTAAAGGTAGAGATGCTGGATTTGCAAAAGCATTAGCTGCAGCAAAGAAAACAGCTACCCCAGGACAGGTTGCTAAACTTAATGCTATAAGTAAAACTATTGATGAAGGTGCTGATAAAAGTATACTTGAAAAAGGCTTAGATGCTATTTCTAAAGCACTTGGATTTAATCAAAAACAAAAAGATACAGCTACAAAAGTTTCAGGTACTGCTATTTCAGGATCTATACGCCCTAAAGCAAGACCAAATTTAGAAGAAGAAGAAAATAAAAACAAAAATCAAATAGATGAAAAAGACCTAGAAGCAATGCAAGCTGTTATAGATCAAAAAGGTGATACAGATAGCCCACAATCAGATGAAATAGAAAATATAGAAAATGCAATTGCTGCTGCAAGTAAAGAGTTAGGTTTAAATACAAATAGAGAAGATATACCTGATAGTGTATACAATGTAGGTCCAGAAGCTCAAGGCTTTACTTTATCATCTTCATCAGGAGTATCTCCAGATTACGGTATAACTAAAGAAGTTTCTGGAGATATAGTTGGGGCTAGAGTAGGTGATCCTATAAATACTGGTAGAAGAACTAAAACGGTGGTTGCGCCTGATCAAGAAGCAGAGACATTTGCAAACTTGAGGGATAATCAAAATTATAAAACAGTACTTGAAGATACTATTGGACAATTTAATAATACGTATGATCAACTAGTAGAGGATATTAGGTATTCTTCTAGTAAAGCAACATCTATGAAAGGCAAAACAGTATTAAGAAATCAATTAAATGAGCAAGCGGAAAGTTATTTTGATAAATTAAAACAAGGATTAGGATTTGAAGGCCCACCAGAAGTAAATGAAAAAATACGTGATGATGGAAGTACTGAGCCATTTACACCTAAAGTTGATAAACCCGATTCTGACGATCCACCACCATCTACTGTGCCTACACCAAGTGGCGGGGGTGATAATAATAATGATGATGATGGGCCTGGATTTGCACCAGTAGCTACACAAGAACAAATATCACAGGCGCAAGAACAAGCAACAAGTTCTGCAATAGCAAGTGGAGCTACACAAGAAGAAGCAGAGCAAGCAGGTGCAATTGCAGGTGGTCAAATGGGAGGTAAAGGATATGTAGGAGGCTATGGATTTAAAAAAGGTGGACTAGCCTCTCGTAGAAAATAACAATCACCTTATATGCTGGCTACTCATCCCCCTACCAACACTAGGCTACGGTGGCCCCAGAAAGAAAGAACTATAATGAATACTACTAATACATCAGGAGAAGTAACCACTCCCAAAAAGGTTGCATTTGTAGATAGGAAAAGTGCTAACTCAAATCGCATTGATCAAGATGAAAAAGAGTTAAAGCAACTACTTGCAGATAAAGAAGATGCAACAGAAACTCAAGTACAAGAAGCTGAACCTATTAATGCAGAAGAAAAAAGTTTTAAGAAACGTTACGGTGATCTTAGACGACACATGCAAGATAAAGAAAAGTCTTGGGAAGATAAGTTTAGTCAACTAGAAGCACAGTTAAAAGACGTTACACGTAAAGAGATTAAGCTACCTAAGTCTGATGAAGACATTGATGCATGGGCAGCACAATACCCTGACGTAGCAGCTATTGTAGAAACAATTGCAATTAAGAAAGCTCGTGAGCAGTCAGAAGGTTTAGAGAGCCGTGTAAAAGAAATTGATGAAATGCGAGCTACAGCATCTCGTGAGAAAGCAGAAGTAGAACTACTAAAAGTTCATCCTGACTTTGGTGAGATACGAGATAGTGATGACTTTCATAATTGGGCAGAAGAACAACCTAAGTGGGTTCAAGATGCTCTATACGAAAATGATACAGATGCTCGTTCTGCAAGTCGTGCAATTGATTTGTACAAAGCAGACATGAATATTAGCACAAAGAAACCTGCAAGCAATAAAGATGCTGCACGTTCTGTTAATCGTACTGGTCGTAATGCACCTGATACAGGTAGCAAAGATGGTACATTTAGTGAATCGCAAGTTGCCAGTATGACAACTAATCAATACGAAAAAGCTTCCGATGCGATTATGGAAGCAATAAGAACTGGAAAATTTATTTATGATATGTCTGGTTCTGCACGATAAAATACTGTTGACAAATAAAATTAATACAGTATAACTATAGGTATAATCATTATTAGCCACCCATTGGGTCTACCTAATAATAAACTACCAAATACAAAACTAAACAATACGTAAGACTTACCTGTTCAAGTATAGGCCCATAACGTTATTGGTAGGCCAACTAATAACAATATGCACCCTAGAAAACGTACAGCCTCTATGTGATAATGTTTAGCTTATAAGCAAGCCTAAACTTTATAGGAGGATATAATGGCTTTTACAACCGCAACAGGTTATGGGAATTTACCCAATGGTAATTTTAGTCCTGTAATCTACTCCAAGCAGGTACAACTTGCGTTTCGCAAGTCTACTGTAGTAGGAGATATTACTAACTCTGATTATTTCGGAGAGATCAGTGGTCAAGGCGATACCGTTAAGATCATTAAAGAACCTGAGATTTCAGTCTCGGAATATGCGCGTGGCACAAATGTTACAGCACAAGATTTGCAAGATGAAGACTTTTCATTAGTTATTGACAAGGCCAATTACTATGCCTTTAAAATGGACGATATTGAAGAGGCGCATAGCCATGTTAATTTTATGGATCTTGCAAGTAATCGTGCAGCGTATCGTTTGTCTGATCAGTATGACCAAGAAGTTCTTGGATATATGTCTGGTTATGCACAAAGTTCTCTGCATAGTAAAGCAAGTGCTCTTAACACAACTGTTAATGGTACTAAAGCTGTATCTACTGCAGGTTCAAACGAACTGCTTTCTTCAATGCAGCTTCATAAAGGTGACTTCGGTAACATTACGACAACATCTGCTGGTACTCATTCGATTCCAGTAACTGCTCGTATGCCTGGAGCTACATCACTACCTACAGCAACTGTTTCCCCTGCGATGATTGTTTCACGCATGAAACGTTTGCTTGACCAACAGCAAGTTGATTCACAAAATCGTTGGCTTGTAGTTGATCCAGTGTTTATGGAAATTCTTGCCGATGAAGATTCACGTTTTATGAACGCTGATTTTGGTGAGTCAGGTGGACTACGTAATGGTCTAACTATTAATAACTTCCACGGTTTCCGTGTCTATACATCTTCCAATCTACCTGCCCTTGGCACTGGACCTGGAACATCAGGCACAGCTAATCAATTAACAAACCTTGGTGTTATTGTTGCTGGACATGATTCTGCTGTTGCAACTGCGGAGCAAATCAATAAGACAGAAACATATCGTGATCAAGACAGCTTTGCTGACATTGTTCGTGGTATGCATCTATACGGCAGAAAGATACTTCGTCCAGAAGCTATCGTTACTGCTCGTTATAACGCAGCATAAGGGAGGATATAACTTATGGCTACTTTTGATATGACTCTCGCATCTACTGCTGGTGTTGGCGCAGACGTTCTTCCTGTTCACACTAATGTAGGTAACACAGTACGCACTCTTGAAGCAATCTTAGATATTGATGCTATGATTACTGCAGGAGCTACGCTTGCTAATGGTGACATCTTTCAACTACTAGAAGTACCTGCTGAATCCTTTGTGATTGCTGCTGGTGCTGAAATTATGAAGTCTTTTACTGCAAGTTGTACTTGTAATATTGACTTTGGTGGTGGTGATGACATCATTGATGGTGCGGCACTTGATGCTGCTGCAGGTACATACCTTGCAAAAGGTTCTAATGGTGAAGCTAACCTTGTTAATACAGGTGCGGCTTCTACATATGCTGCAGAAGCTCTAGCTCTTGTTGGTGCTGCAGATACCATTGATGTAACAATTGCTGGTGCTGATCCTGCAACTGGACGCTTACGTGTCTATTGTGTAGTGGTTGACGTTTCTGCCGCAATGACAGAAGCTGCAGTTGCTCAACGTGACTTAATTTAAAATAACTTTAGGGGCTGGTATTGCACTGGCCCCTTTAGCTTATCTAAAGGAAACCTAATGGCACTTACATTTTTATCATTAACTAATGATGTTATAACAAGAATGAATGAAGTATCTCTTACCTCTAGTGATTTTGCAAATGCTAGGGGAGTACAAGTGCAATGTAAAAATGCTGTTAACGAAGCTATTAGATATATTAATCAAAGAGAGTTTGGTTATTCTTTTAATCATGCTACTAATAGTTCTACGCTTACTGCTGGTGTAGCACGATACTCTTTACCTACAAGTACAAAGTCTGTAGATTATAGTACAGCTAGAATTAAAAAAGATACAGATGTAAACGCATCTGGTAACAATTTAAAAACATTAAATTATAATGAGTACATTCAAAAAGAATATGCTACACAAGAAGATGAAGTTGTATCTACAACACTTAATGGTTCTCATTCTAGTTCTGTAGCAACCTTAACGTTAACGTCTACTACAGGACTTGATACATCTGGTACTGTACACATTGGCGGTGAACAAGTTACCTATACAGGTATATTAGGTAATGATATTACAGGGTGCACTCGTGGTGCTAATAGTACTACTGCAGCTACACATAGTAGTGGAGTAACTGTAACACAGTTTGAAAATGGTGGGATACCACAGTTTATAGTACGTTCACCCGATAATAATTATTTATTGTATCCTTTACCTGATAAACAATACACATTAGTTTTTGATTATTTTACATTTCCTAGTGACTTAGATGCACATGGAGATACTACTACTATACCCGAAAGATTTGCTCCTGTAATTGTAGATGGTGCTTCTGCTTTTGTATATCAATATCGTGGAGAAGGACAGCAATATCAAATAACGTTTGATAGATTCCAACAAGGAATTAAAAATATGCAAAGTCTTCTTATTAATAAATATGAATATGTTAGATCTACTTATATTGAAAGATCAACAGGCTATGGTAATACTTTGATGGGAACTATTTCTTAATGCCTGATAATGCTCAATTACAACCTGTTGCATTTAATTGTCAAGGTGGATTAGTCCTTAATCGTTCTAGTTTCTTAATGGACCCAGGACAGGCATTACAATTAGAAAACTTTGAGCCTGATATTCAAGGTGGTTATAGACGAATAAATGGCTATACTAAATATGTTAATCAAGTAATACCTATTACCAATACTACTGCTGAAGAACCTTTAATGGTTGCTTCTTTTGATAATAAAGTATTAGCAGCTAGAGGTGAAAGGATATACTATTCTGCCTCTACACAGTTAGCTATTCGTATTGAATCAAGTACAAGTATGTCTGGTGCAGGTTCTTTAACTGTAGATTCTACTACAGGATTTTCTACTAGTGGTACAATTCAAATTGGTGATGAAAAGTTTACGTATACAGGAGTTACAGCAAATTCATTTACAGGTGTGACTAGAGCTACTTCAAGTACTACTGCTGCAGTACATGTTACTGATTCTTCTATATCACAAGATTGGACACAAATAGATACTGGCAGGACTAATGCTAAAAAATATCAATTTGAAAGATTTAATTTTGATGGTAATGAAAAAATTATTTTAGTAGATCAAGTTAACGCACCTGTAGTTTTTGATACTTCTTTGTCTGCTACAGATGTTTCTCCTTCTCAGGTAGGTTCAGGTAAAGTTACATCTCTTGGAGCAGATATTGCTTCAACTACAACTATGACAGGATCAGGTACTATTACAGTAAAAAGTACTACAGGTTTTATTAATCCTGATTCAGGTACTCAATCCGTATTAATTAATAGTGAAATATTTACATATACAGGACTTTCTTCTACTACTTTTACAGGTGTAACAAGGGCTACGGGCGGTACTACAGCAGCAGAACATAAAATAGCTGACTCTGTTTCTGATTTATTTCCACCTGCAGTTACGGGTGCTAAAATTGTTGTAGCGTATAAAGAACATATGTTTTATGCAGGAATGTCTAACACTCCACAAGAAATAGTTTTTAGTTTACCTTTTGATGAAGATAATTTTTCTGTAGCTCTTGGTGCAGGTAGTATTAATGTTGATGATACAATAGTTGCACTAAAAGTATTTAGAGATAGTTTATTTGTTTTTTGTGAAAATAGAATATTTAAATTAACAGGTACTAGCCAAGCTGATTTTACTATGACTGCTGTTACCAGACATATTGGATGTATTAATAGTTTTACTGTACAAGAATTTGCAGGTGATTTAATATTTCTTGGCCCCGATGGTTTACGTACTATTGCTGCTACAGAACGTATTGGCGATACAGAGCTAGGAACAATTAGTAAAAATATACAATCTATTTTTGATGAACAAATCAGTAGTTCAGTAGATTTTGATAGTGTAGTTATTCCTGACAAAACTCAATATAGAATATTTTTTAATAAGACAGGTCAGTCTGCTGCACTTTCCAGAGGAGTTACTTGTGTTTTAAAAAAAGAAGGTTTTGAGTTTTCAGAACTAAAAGGTTTTAAAACTACGTGTACAGATACTTTTGTAGAAACAGGTGATGTAATTGTTTTACATGGAGATATAAATGGTTTTGTACAAAGACAAGAAATAGGAAGTACCTTTGATGGAACAACTATAAAAGGTAAATATAGAGGACCAGACATGGTGTTTGGTGATTCTGGCATACGTAAACATATGCAAAAAGTTATTATTAACTATAGACCTGAAGGAAGTGTTGACGCTGATTTAATTGTACGATATGATAATGAAGATAAAAACTCAGCTAGGCCAGCAGTCTATCCTTTTTCTACAGTAAATTTATCTGCAGCATATGGAACAGCAGTTTATAGTACAACCTCTAGTACAACACAATTTATATATGGTGGAGGATCAGACCCTTTAGATAGAAAAGCTGTTGAAGGATCAGGTTTTTCTGTAATACTTAAAGTAGAAGATGATGGAGAAAGTAACCCATACTCCTTAAAAGGGTTTCAACTAGAATATCAATTAGGAGCTAGACGTTAAATGGGTGCTACATACACAAGACAATCAACTTACGCAGATGGAGATACCATTACTGCAGCACACACTAATGATGAATTTGATCAGCTATTAGCTGCATTTGCAGCAAGCACAGGACACACACATGACGGTACTACAGGTGAAGGTGGACCCATTAGTACAATGGCTGGTCACGCTTTAACGTTTGGTGCAGGTACTTCAGGTACGGATATTGTTATAACCTTTGATGGTGAAACAAATGACGGTGTTTTAAAATGGATGGAAGATGAAGATTACTTTGAATTTTCTGATGACATTCTTATTGCAACTTCAGAAAAAATACAGTTTCGTGATACTGCTATATATATTAATTCTAGTGCTGATGGTCAACTTGATCTTGTAGCGGATACAGAAATACAAATTGCTGCTACTACTATTGACATAAATGGTCTTGTTGATATATCAGGTAACTTGTCTGTGGGTGGTAACTTAGATGTTACAGGAACGTTTGACCTTAGTGACGCAAACTTTACTAATGCTGGTGACATACAATTAGATAGCATATCTGGTGATAGTGATACAAACACAAGTATAGCATTTAGTGGTTCAGATGTAATTACAATTACTACTGGCGGTGAAACACAGATTACATTTAACAACGGCTCTATACTTCCTACAACAGATAATGACGTAGATTTAGGTTCTAGTTCATTGGAATTTAAAGATATATACATAGATGGTACAGCGTACTTAGATGCTATTAATTTTAATGGTACAGCTATTTCAGCAACTGCTGCTGAACTTAATATTATGGATGGCGTAACTAGTACTGCTGCTGAATTAAACATTTTAGATGGTGTAACAGCTACTGCAGCAGAGTTAAATATTCTTGATGTAAGTAATACTACTATAGGAGATTTATCAGAAATTAGTACAGTAGCCAACGATGATGTATTTCTTGCTGTTGATACTTCTGGTGGTGGCCTTAAAAAAATAACAAGGTCAAATATAGTTTCAGGACTTGCTACATCTTCTGCTTTATCTAATGTAGTAGAAGACACCTCACCACAGCTAGGTGGTAACTTAGATACAAATTCTAATAACATACTTATTGACGATGCACATTTTATTGGTGATGAAAATGGTAATGAACAGATAGTTTTTCAAACTACTAGCTCTGCAGTCAATCAAATAGAAGTTACTAATGCCGCTAGTGGTAGTGGTGTACAGATTGCTTCTACTGGTGGTGATACTAATATTGATTTAAAATTATTACCTAAAGGCTCTGGTCAAGTAGTTATTGATGGTAATGTAGGAATAGAGTCAGGATTAATTGATTTAAAGAATGCAGGTGCACAATCACAAATTAAATTTTATTGTGAGTCTAGTAATGCCCATGCACAAATACTTCAAGGAGCACCACACTCTGAGGCTGCTTCAAACACTC